GCATTGGAGGTGGTAATGAGTAAAGAAAGAGAGATGATTGAGAAATTATGTAGTTCTCAAATGACATATAGTGATTGGCTTTTATTAATAGCAGACGCTGAAGAACTCCTCGCCCAACCTGAGCCAGAGCCTGTCAACTTTGACTTAGAACGGATGAAGCTGGCTGTAGAGTCACCTGTGTCAGATGTTACGGTAGAAGGTTTAATAGATAAGGTTAAAAGTAATCGTGAGCATATTGTTGATGTCGGGAATATGGTAGAGCCTGTTGCTTGGATGTATGAGTGGTACGAGAATGACCTTGAGTCAACACAAGCATATTGTGGGAGTGAAAAACCATTTAAAGGCGAGATAAAGCAACCATTTAATATAAGACCCCTCTACATCGCACCACCAAAACGTAAGCCTTTGACACCACAACAAATAAGCGTGGGTAATCAATCCCAGCTTAATGTTACGAGAGATGCTTTTGTAAAAGGCATTAAGTATGCAGAAGAGATGCACGGTATTGGAGGTGAGGAATGAGTAAAGAAAGAGAGTTGTTGCAGAGATGGGTATCTAGACACTCAGATATTACAGAATATCATACTGTGAAAGAAGAAACAGAAACATTTTTAAACCAACCTGAGCAAAAGCCTTTAACTCGTGAAGAAATATCATATGGCTTTAGAATTAATGATGCTGACTTGGATGCTGAAAGTTATTGGGCGGGTGTTAAGTTTGCAGAGAAGATGCACGGCATTGGAGGTGAGCCTTTAAGCAACGAACAAAAAAGATTAGAAGCTATAGCTATTAAACAACGTAAAGCACACGGCTTTGGAGGTGGGGAATGAAATATCCACTACCTAATGAAAACGCCCGTTGTCTTGGTAGCAACTGCGATAAGAAACAAGATTGCGCTCGTTATCTAAGTATTGAGATAGACACCAAAGACTTTTTTTGGCATGGTGATTTTAAAAAAGAACTTAAAGAACTGGAATGTACTTTATTTATAGATTGGCGTAACGCGCATGAATTCGAGCATTAAACCTAGACTTAAACGTGTAGGCGATGGTTGGATATGCCGAGGGCCTTACGAGATTAAGGGCTACGGAAGCACTCCGTGTAAAGCCTACTGGAACTGGAGAAGTCAATGGTTTTAAGACCGTATCAGGATGAAGCTGCTGACTTTCTGTATAGCCGTGATCGAGCGATGATCCTTGCGCCAGTTGGTGCTGGCAAGACGGCCATCACTCTAACAGCTATGCAGGCGATGATACAGGATGGGCATGTTAAGCGATTCCTAGTGCTTGCACCTAAACGTGTATGTACAGACGTTTGGAGGCAGGAAGGGCTTAAATGGTCGCCTAATCTGTACATTGAAGTGGCGGTTGGTACAGCCAAGAACAGACTGGACGCTTTTAAGTGCAACGCTAATGTCATCGTAACGAATTACGACAATCTGTTATGGCTTTGCCGTGAACATCCGGAGTTGTTGAAATTTGACGGGATTGTTTTCGATGAACTGACACGTTTAAAGAACCCTTCTGGCTCACGCTTTAAAGCGTTGTTCAAAGTGATTGACCTGTTCAAGATACGTTGGGGCTTGACCGGATCGTTTACTAGCAATGGTTTAGAAGATGTGTTTGGGCAATGTAAAGTAGTAGACCAAACATTGCTAGGCAGAAGCAAAGGGGCTTTCTTAGAAAAGTATTTCGTACTGATGAATCGGGATTATGGAGAATGGGCGGCACGTTCTGATTCCTTACCTAAGATAATGAAAGCGATACGTCCAGCGACATATCTATTAGACGCAGGGGATTATACTGACTTAATGCCGCCATTGCACATTGTTGAAGTGAAGTGCCAGATGGACTTGGAACTCTACAACACCATGAAGAAGGATTTTGTAGTGAAATTCCCTAGCGTGACAGCTGTTGCGGTTAATTCGGCAGTCGTAACAACCAAACTGCAACAAATGAGTTCAGGCTTTGTGTACCATACGACTACTACGCCTGCTAAGACTCCGGGAAAGTATGATTCATCTACTGAATCGATTTGGTTTTCCAGTCATAAATTCGATAGGTTAGAAGAATTACTTGCAGAAAATCAGAGAGATTGTACAATGATTTTTTACACCTACAAGGAGGAGTTAGCAGAACTGAAGCGCAGATACCCCCACGCGCAGACTTTAGATGACCATAACGCTGTTGAGCGTTGGAATACGGGGCAGATTGAGTTGTTGTTGGCGCACCCTAAAAGCGCAGGGCATGGCCTAAATCTCCAGCATCATGGCAATAAGATAGTGTTCTTATCACTACCGTGGTCACTGGAGCTGTACGAACAGGCAATAGGGCGTATTCATAGGAGTGGTCAAAAGCGGGAAGTGTGGTGCTACGTCATGCTGACCGATAAAACGATAGATGAACGCATCTACTCTGTCTTGCAGGAGAAATGCACCTTATCAGAAATAGCAATCGAGGAATTAAGATGTTAAGTTGGCGAAAGCTGAATGAAGTATTAATAGATTTAGATGAAAAAGAAGTCCTTTCCCTTCTTGAGAAAGAAAAAGTAGGTGCTAGACGTGCGATGGTTTTAATACGTCTACATCAACGCTTTTGCACCTTGAGAATGGCTAGGGAGCGCAATCAATTATTTGGAGAACAATAATGATCTTTTATAACTGTGAAGAATTAGAAACTAAACTTTATAAAGCTAGAATGATTAACTTATATCTTACTATAGCGTTAATCATATCGTTAATGGTTAATGTGGCATCAGCAGAAACAATTAACTGCACTACTTTTGGTACGATGACCACCTGTACTAATGGAATGGTGATCAACCAAATGGCATTAGGAACTAATATCACAATGCCTGAATTGCCAATCTTACCACCGATGGAACAAATAGCGCCTGCTATGCTAGTTGTTCCTATCCCACCAATACCAGGAATTAAATAATTTCTTCTTCAGCAGGCATCGCAGCAACTTGTGGGCCTGCTTGTTCTTGAATCTTTTTGATAACGCCAGCTACTTGAACGAATTGGCCTACACCTAAAGCGTTCATAATGATGTTAATTTCTTCTAGTTCTAATTCTAAGTTAATCATAGGAGTATTAATTCTGCTTCTTTATTTCTACGAATAGTAAGACCTTTTAAGACCTTACCGCCTGCTTTGTTCCATTTCTTTATTTCGGATGAAGCCGCTAACCAGTTACCTGCATCAACTTGTTTCTTTAATGTCGATTTGGCGTAGTTACCAACCCCCAGATTATAAATGAAGTCAGCGATAGCCGCTAGTTTTTCCATATTAACTGTTGCTAGTATGGGGGAAGCCTTAATCGCTTGATTAAGCACCTCTAATGCCGTTTTAATCAAATCTTCATCAGCTTGGTTCTGTGTCCAAGTCATTCCTTCTTTGATACCTTTGGTTTGACCCCAGCCAATTGTTACCACGCCAATACAATCTTTATAGGCTTTTAACTTACATCCTTCTGATTCTTTAATAAGTTTGATTAATAGTTCTAATGCCGACATTAACCTTTACCAAAAACGTATGCTATAACAGAGAAAATAGCGGCCACAGCAAAGACCACCCCTCCAAAGAAACCCTTGTTGTTTGCAGATTCTTTTTTAAGTTCATCGAGAGCTGTAAAAATACGATCCGATCTTCTTCTGGAATCTTCAAGTTCTTTATGAAGTTCTTGCGTAAGCCCTTCAATCTTTTGTTCTACTTTAGCAACTCTACAGTTAAGGTCAAGGTCTGTCACGTTTTTTCCTTTTAATCAACTTTAGTTAAAGGTTTTGCTTCTGATATAAAAAATCCTAAAGCCCCAAATATAACTGATCCAATATTAAGCGCATCTTGTACTTTGCCAGGATCAACATTAACACCGCCTAACGCCGAAACAGCCGCTATAGAAGCCATTGTGCTAGGTTCAGATAGCCTTGATTTTAACCATATAAACAAGCCTAATAAGGTACTCATGTTTTTATGATATACATCATTGCTACGTTTTTAGGACGGGTTTCAGCGCCCCCTGTGATACCTGTTGTATTGGATTGAATATCAGCAACGCCTGAGCCTGTGTTTGAAGTTCCCCCTGACGCAGACGATCCGCCGCCAGTCGCCGCATTATTGTAAATAGAAACACCTCCAGCATGTACATGTCCTGCATCAGTATGTGTATGTCCAGGATCGGTAATTGGGCCAACTAAATCTGCTTGGGTAGAACCTAAGACACGCCCGACATCCACACCAGCGCTATCATCCCACCCTCGGACGAAATAGCCTCTTAAATCAGGAAGGTTGAATGTCGTTGTGCTATCGCCTGCGCCATATAAAATACCGCAGACACCAAACAGATTAACGTAAGTCGTTCTTGATACCGCAGCGCCATTACATTCTAAGTAGCCTAAAGGTACTACATTACCCGCATAAGCAGCTACATGACCGATAGGGCCAGCAACGCCTGTGATATTGATAGGCCAGTTAGCACCAAAATCGGTTGTTTCTTGTGATGCAGTAAAATTAACCCCATTCCACCCCATGAAGATGTCGGTGTTGGATTGTGAAGTTGACGTACCAGCAAACACATAAGGAGGTGCAAACGATGTCGGAGCATTGATACCGTAAATGTTATCAAATGTCGAGATAGCAGGGCCATTAGTTTCTCCAACTAAAGGAGCGCCTTGCAATACCAACTTGTAAATACCATCTAACCAAAGTTCACCGCCCGTTTCGCCCCTAGCGTTTAATATTATAGGGTTAGGCCAAGGCGTTGTAGCAGCACCGTCTTGATAAGCGGTTAAGGGTGTAGAAGTGCCAGCCGCGTAGAACCAAATAAGACCTCCATTTAGGAAAGTCCCGTCATCGCTAAACTGAGCGTTTTGTAGAATCGGTGATAAGTAAGCTTGAGTCATTTCAATTCCTAAAAATATGGTTATCTTTGTTGCGCTGCGCCTGCACCAACGGAACCTACATAAGGCCCCATTCGAGATAAGCCTTGACCAATTGCGCCTCTTATAGGCCCTGCTTCTTTTAACGATTGCTCAACCATCATTCTTTGAAATGCAGGAGAATAAAAATGCGCCCCTCCGTAATATTTCATTAACGCCCCAGGAACCGCGCCAACAACATCCCCCATTAAATCATTGAATCCTTTAGTTGCGTTTAAGCGTTCTGCGGATCCCGATGAAGGAAGTCTGTTGCCTATAATGTCTTGCGCGCGTCTAGCTTCTTCTTGCATAGGCATTTTACCTTCTGCATATCCTGGGCGGTTTCTTCCTCTTAAAGCTTGTAGAAGCGATGCAGGCGTAGCCATTTCATGCCCTACACTTGAAGTCATTGCAGTTTCCATTCGTTTAGCATCACGATAAGCATTATCCGCAGCGTTTAACGCTTCTGCATAACGTGGATTTTGAACTTCCATCATTTGCTTTAGTTGACTTGCGGCTTCTTTAGCAGCATCGCCAACACGTCTTTCATCAGCAATTGAACTTTTACTGTAACTTTCGCCAACGGTTCGTAATTCAGAAAGCATTTCTTTCAAAGTTCTTCCATCTACACGTTGACCAGGTGTAAATCTACTAATCACGCTGTTATTTAAAATGTCATCGATCTGCGTTCTAAATTCCGGACGTAAATTCTTTGATAAGTCTTTAATGCCTTGAATACCTGTTGCCAGTTCAGGTGTCATTTCCCCGCTTGTATTAACTACTAAATTATCATACGCGCTAGAAACCGCTTTTTTAACTTTAGCAAACCCTTCCGCAGTCGGTTCAATTTTACCTAAGTCAACAAGATCGCGTTGAACTGTACCTGAAACTTGAAGCCCTGGTGCTGTTTTGATACCTTTGTTTAAAGTATTTACGATACCTTGAAGTTCTGAAGTATTAAAACTTTCTAATGCTCTTTTTTGGGCTTCAGTAACATGACCACCTAAAAAAGGTAATGATGTTAATTTTTCTTCAAAGGCTTTAGGTGTTCCACCTAATGCTTGACCAATGGTAGGCGTACCACCAGCTTCAACAAATTCTCTAACGCCTGGTGCAGCAGAAGGGCCTCTAAACATTGCCCCTAAGCCTTTAGCCACACCTTCACCTACGCCTTGACCAGCAGCGCCATACATCCCTGCTTTTGTACGATCTTCAGGTGATAATGCAGCCGCAGTACCGCCAGCACCTAATACACGCATGAGAAACGGTAATTTACCCATAGGAGTCATAGCAGCGGCTTCTGCCGCTATATCAACGCCTAGCCCGCCTACATTAGCAGGAAGACCTGCTTCTTGCATATATGCTTCACCAGCTCTTAATTTAGCAATATCTTCTTCAGATAAATCAGCAAATAATCCTTTCAGTCCTGTTCCAGCTTTAGTTAATGCGACATTTGCACCACGCCCCATTCGCATGAGCGTACTTTCTTGAGCCGGATATTTAGGTACTCCATAAGCTTCCCAAGGTGAGGGCATTGCTTGAGGCATCTGCTTAGACGCAGCCGTTCTAAAAGCTTTAGAAAACCCATCTTCAGCTTGAGGCGCATTAAACGCAGAAGTGAACTCGTCATCATTCATCGTTATTGTCCTTTCTTTCGGTTAGCCCTAACTTTCATCGCTGTGTCATGAGTAATTTTACCTTCTTTACCTAAGTCTAACAATTCAGCGTCTGAATATTTACCGTATTTTCCAATATATCGTTGTCTTCCCTGATACCATTCATCAAGCGCTGACATCTTTTGATCGATAGTCATTTTAGAATCAAGATCGCCTACTTGTTTTAGCCGTTGAATTAATTCTGGCTCTGATTGCGAACCTGGTGCAAATGCAATAGAGTTAGCCATATCACTAGCTACAACAGCTAAGGCCGCTTGAATATCACCTGAAGCTAATGATTCACCGACAGTTTGACCTAATCTATTAGTCCAATATTCAATATCACTACCTATAGAACCTTTAACCAAGTTTCGGATGTGGTTAATATCAGGAAGCGTTTCATAGGCTTTAAGCGATTTATCAATAATCTGCTGTTCTTCAGCTTGTTTTTTAGCGGTGATTATTGCGCTTTCTTCATTAGCTTTTTGCTCAACTCTTTTAGCCTGTAATTGCGCAGGAGTTGCAAATGGTGAAGGTGCTTTTTCAACCATGTTTTCAATTTGTTGAGCTGCAAAGTCTTTTAATTCCTTAGGTGCAGTAGGTGAATTCACAATAGCTTCATAATCTGCTATAGGGTTAACTTCGCCAGGAGCAACTGAAATTTCATGCTGAATTGGTGCAGAAAGCGCTGGCTTTTTAAATGCAAGCCCAGTATTTGGGTCTATTTCTACGGAACCATATCCTTGCTCAGGAGTCATAACAGGCCCTACATTGACTCTTGCTTGTTGTTCCGCAGTTGTCTGTGAGCTTTTCAGCATTGCTTGAAACTTTTGTGAAGGGTAACCTAGCCCTGCCGCAGTGCGTTCAGCCATTTCTGGCGATATATTATTAGCATCGTAAGAAAAATTTTCAGGAATTAAGCCTTGTTGTTGAAGCCCAGCTATGGCTTGACCGCTTGTAGAATGAAACCATTGATCCGCTTGCTCTTTAGGCATACCAGAGGCTCTCATTTCATTATATTTATCAACGATAGGGACTACTGCTTGCGCTCTTAGTTTTGATTGCTCTTCATTAGCTTTACGTTCTATATCACCAGTTTGCGCTTGTTGATGCCGCATTCCCATCATAGCTTGTTGCATCTCTAATTCATTTTTCCTTGCAGCTTGAGCATATTCAGGGCTAACTGCACCTAATTGCGCCATTGAAGGTTGAGCTTGTTGAGCGTATAAAGCTTTCAAGTCCATACGCTCTTGTTGCGCTCTACGGGCGTTATCTAAAGCGATAGCGTTAGCTTGTGCATCTTGCGATGTTTTTAAGCCTTCGGGAAATTTAGCCCCATAAAATTTGTATAAATCAAGTAAATCGCTCATTGTCCGTATCCTAAACCTGGTTGAAAGCCCCAATTCATTCCCGCTGAAGGATTTGAAGATTGAACATTCCCCATAACAGACCCGCTATAAGGGCTTGATGATCCAATCCCACCACCACCGCTGCTACCTTTAAAATAATTTTCTAATGGCCCTCCACTGCCAAACAAACCTCCAGCTGCACCGGCCAAGCTAGAAATTTGTCCATAAGGAGCCATTGCTGATCCAGCATTAGCTTGCCCTAAAGCTTGATATGCTGGTTGCATTGCTGTGGCAGCGTTTACGCCTATTTGGCCTAAGCCTAGTACCGAACTTTGGCCTAACTTGGAGGGTTCTAAATACATTTGACCAATCTGTGCTTTTTGGGTTAAATCTTGAGTAAATGCTGTACCGTAAGCTTTTTGCGCTCTTTCCCAAGCCGATTGATAACCTTGAGCTGCTTGACCTTGCGCGTAAGTGTTCATGGCTTGACCAGCTGCACCGGATAACAAGCCACCTTTAGAAGCTGCGCCTTGTTGAACGCCTTGCAGACCTTGTTGCAATTGAAATTGATAGCCTGGCGTTGCTTGCAATTCAGCTAAGTTACTGACCATCGGTGTGTATAAAGGACTTTGTCTATAGTCCTCCATACCATAACGCGATGTTAAATAAGGTAGGTTAGCTTCATAACCTTTAGCGCCTGCTTCACCTAACCGCGTGTAAGGTTCTAAGCCTTTTTGAGCGTTTTCATAGACTTTCTTTGTCCAAGCCATTTGCGCTGCTGCGTTCGCTGCTTGAGCTGCTGCGCCTGCTTTTTCACCTTCACCTTGTGCTATACCACCTATTGCGCCTGCTGCTGCTATTCCCCAAGGCATGAAAACCTCCTATCTGATTTAATACAGAAAATTAATGTGATCCGGTCAACCGGAGAATTATTACGCACCCAATGAACGGCTTGGTTATTAAACCAATAGACTTCACCTGGTGGAGATATATGCTCTCCTTCTTCAAAACAGAACGCTTGATCTGGATGGCTTTCTAACTGTACTGCATATTTATCATAATACTTGGCGTGCCAAGTAGTATCAGTATGGGGTTTGCATAATCCACCTGGAGGAATTTTAGAAATTAAAATCCCACCTAGCTCTTCGCCTTTCATGGTAGCCATTAACTGAAAGGCTAAGTCTTTAATAGCTGGAAGGCTATCGGCTTCTTTATACCAGCATGAACGATGTTCACCATTGAACTTAGTCCAATCTCCACCGTCATACTCAGCAAGATCGCGGAATCTAACATGGATGTCCTCAAATCCATAATGAGGACTAGAAGGCGTATTAGTCCTAATAGGGTTTCTATTCCAAAGCTGAGGATTACGCTTCAACTGTAACAGTATCTGCGTAATATCTACCTTAGCAATAGCCATAATGTTGTTCATACTATCCCTCTGACACGTTCAATAGCTACGGTGTTTTCAATATTCATTTGGCATAACATTCGATGCCGTTCTTGATTAAGCTCTTTACGCAGTAAATAATAATACGCTTCAGCCATAATATCGTAATTAAACAAGTCCTTAAAAGCTATTCTATACCCTTTAAGTTGAATCATCAAATCAGCCGAATATGATGGCATTGCTTTAAAGCCCAGCTTTGCTATTGATTGATTTATTTCATCAAAAGGACGGTCTATAATTAGCTTTTTAGCAGAGTGTAGATTAAGTTCATCCACTTTGATAAATGCACTGGTTTCAGCAATTCCTAAAGTTCCGTTATACTCCATTGCATCTAAATCAATCGTATGATAATCCATTGCTGATTCATGAATACACAATGAAGTATCAGTTGTCAGCAGGTTAGAAACCCATGCTGTTCCCGATCTAGGGAGTGCTAAAACCATAAAATCTATCATATTAATAACTCGGATACCATTTAGTAGTGGTCGCATCATACGTCATAATCAATGCTTTACTCACTACTGCTGTTGATGCCAACGCTATATTCCCTGCGGTTGTGGTTGTAAAGATTCCTGTTGGAATTAAAGTTATTTGACCACCTGTTAAAGTAATTCCTGTAGGTGCAGTGATAGTAGCTATTGCAGTAGTACCCGATATAAAAACAACTGGAGTCACGGGCGCAATAGTAGTTGCAGAAGCTATAGTTGGAGCTACTTGACCCGTTGCTGTTACTCCAAATATTTTTGTTGCCGTTGTAGCAGATGACCCAATAGTTGAAGTATTAGACCCTATACCAATTGCATTATATCCAATTACAGTTTCATTTGTTACGCTATCAACAGATGCTTTTGTACCATATCCAATATAAGTTGAATTATTGACAATTGTTAGTGAAGTTGTACCGTTAGCAAGAAAAGTGCCTGCGCCCCCTCCAACCACTGTATTATTACTACCTGTAGTATTATTTCGAGTTGAACCTTGACCGAAGGAAGTATTGGAACCACCTGTTGTATTGAATTGAAGCGCATTTACTCCAAATGCAACATTACTATTGCCTGTGGTATTATTGTAAAGAGCCGCATAACCAAGTGCTGAGTTACTACTTCCGGATGAATTCAAAACCATAACAGAAAAGCCAAACGCTGAATTATTATTTCCCGTTGAATTTGAAGCCAATATATTGGAACCAACTCCACTATTATAATTACCAGTTGTGTTTGCACCCAATGATCCAGCACCTACAACAGTGTTATTTAAGCCTGTTGTGTTAGCCAACATTGAATTTGCACCAAAAGCACAATTTGAAGTCCCTGTTGTATTATATCTACCTGAATTTAGTCCGACATATGTGTTTAAAGTTGCTGCAAGCGCTCTAATTTCAAACCTTGTAGATCCACTTGAATCTAATGCAGTTATTAAGGCAGTTGATACTGCGGTAATTGCTTTTATCGATATAATAATAGTACCAACAAAAGTAGAAGTTGGCGTTATAACAAGATTTCCAGTCGTTGTGGTTGTTGGCCCAAATGTACCTGTAGCAATAATACCTGCTAAACTTTGACCTCCAAAGGCTATTGTAAAAGATCCAGCAGAGTAACCAGTAACTGTATAAGCAATTTGATATCTTGTTGAAATAACTGCTGCAACAGAATAAGATAATGCCGTAGAATTACCTGCGCCATTTACCCATCCAGTTGTATTATCACCAGTCCATCCAGTAGAAGTCCAAGTTCCACCAGTAATGAATTCTGTTCCTAATGTTGGAGCATCTGTAGTAGTAGTTCCTTTAATAGATATTTTAGATGTAGGACTACTTGTCCCAATTCCCACATTGCCTGATGCATCTTTATATATCTGGGTTGTGCCTATAGCAATTATACCTGTACCACCTGTGAGGGTACTTGTATATTCTAATGTGGTAAATTTACCAGTTGTCGCTGTTGTTGCACCGACAGTACCATTGATGTTAAGCGATGCAGTACCAGTAAAGTTTGTACCTAAAAAAGTAGGCGCTGCTCCACTATTAATACTTTGAGGTAAACTTAAAGTAATTGCGCCTGTTGATGCAGATGCAATAACTTGATTAGCTGTTCCTGTAATAGATGTAACGCCATTAGACCCTTGAATACCTGCAACCGAAATTGTCCAAGATGCAAACGTGCCTGATCCACCAATAGAATCTACTAATACTGTAAAAGTAGTACCGCTAAAAGCAGTAACTACACCTTCCATAAAATTTGCTGGTATAGATGTATACGCTACTCGAACGCGAGTGCCGATAGCAAAAGCTGTCTGTGAATTAGTAAAGTTAGTAGTAAAGACTTTAGAACCTGTTGCAATAAGCACCGATGATGCTGACGTTAATCCCTGATACCCAATGCCTATTTGAGTTACTGCTTGAATAGTAACGATAAGCGATGGTGATTCAGGTACAGCAGGGCTTGTTGTAGCGGGAAATGTAATAAGCTGAACACCTGTTGTATCAGTGCGCCATACTAATTCTATATAATCGCCAGCAGTTAAATTAAGAACATAGTTCCAGCTAATGATCTGAAGTCCATTATTTGAACCATGTTTAGCAGGAACGCCATTTGTGCCAGCTCCATCGGTTACATCAACACCATTAAGACGTATCCATATAGATACGTCTGCAATTTGTGAATTAGGGTTAGATAATTGTGCGCTAAATTGTAGATTGTACACCCCAGTATTGGCGATTGTTATTTTAGTTCCACCAACAATGCTTGTGCCATTTTCTAAGTCAATAGCCCCGATAGCCATTACATAAGCAGTAGTCGTACTGGTAGCAGTAACGGTAGACGTATCATGCCATGCGCCATAATAGCCTGGTGAACCTGGAGGACTAGTAGCGTTCTGCCAATTAGGAGCGCTTCCTGATCCTGTTGAAGTAAATACCTGCCCTACTACGCCAGGAGATACAAAGCCCGTAGTATTAACCGCAGTCTGATAAGGTACATAATTAGCCCCACCGCCAGCTAGTCCAGCCGCATAACCTGTAGTATTAACATTGATTGAACTGGGTAAACTTAAAGTAACTGCGCCTGTAGAGGCTGAAGCTGTAATTTGCAGCGCTGTACCTGTAATCGATAAAACGCCCGCATTAGCAATCGTAACCGCAGTTGACCCATCATAAGACGTACCGCTTAAACCTGTACCAATAGTCAGCGCGTTTGTCGCTGTAGCCGTAACAGTAGTTGAACCGCCAAGACTAACTGTAGACCCATTAATAGTAATTGAAGAATTAGTTAATTGGCTATTACCAATACCGCCTAGCGTTCCTCCTAAGGTCAAGCTCCCCGCTGAAGTAACGGTTCCTGTTAAAGTGATGCCATTAACTGAGCCTGTTCCACTAACAGAAGTTACTGTACCGCCGGAACCTAAAGCTGATAAAACACCCCCTGCAAAAGTAACACCTGATCCAATAGCGACTGAACTAAAACCGCCAGCACCATTACCATAAAGAATGGCTGTACCAGAAGTTGCAGGGGCAAAATCAATGCCCGCTATGGCGTTATTAAACCCACCTGTACCATTACCCTTTAAAATACTGGTTCCGGTAGTAGAGGGCGCATAAGTTACCCAAATGACACCGTTCCAGTAAACCATTTGGTCTAATGTCGTATCGAAATAAGGATAACCTATAAAAAGATTTTGGGTGGGCCTACCCGCTGTAGGGCCGCTTGCTACAACCGATTGTAGAATGGGCTGTAATTGGCTAAACCATTGCGCCCAAGGTGTTTGCACTCGATCATCAGCATCAACTAAAGTAGACTGGAATGGGGGTTGGGAAATAGCCATTATTTAGATGCCTGTGTTGCATAAGCCGCAGCGCCAATTAAAACTGTCTTAATTGGATCAGTTATTCTAAATTTAAAGACATAATTTCGAGATACGCCTAATCTACGCCATTCAGCGCGGCTTAAGAAATCGCCTTGCGCTCCACAAGTCGCCCACATTTCATCACCCCAAGTATATCCTCCATCTCGGCTTACTTGTAGCATCACTTGTGGAGTTTGACCTTGTCCATCATTAAGACCGCCCCCTTGTTCCATATCTAAACGAAGTCGGTAAATATGAAGCTTATTAAATGATGTGTTTACAAAGAAATGAGGGGTAATTAATTCTCGCGCTATTAAATCACCGTTATCGGTATATGACGCAGGATCAAGAATATACAAATTACCATTACGGTAATCAGAAGTTATTACATGGAAATCAAATTGGCACCCAAAATTTGCGTAATGCCTAGTAGTAGCCCCTGATAATAATGTACTCCAAACTTCTGAAGTTGCATCGTAAAGCCATGTAACACCTTGTTGTTGAAAGCTTATCTGATAAAATTCATGTCCGTTTTGACGATAACTGAAAGCAATAGCATCGCCTGGGTTTACATACTCATTGAATAAAAAATCTAAATCAGGTGTTGACACCGTAACAGGCCGATAATTTCGGATCGTTACGACTGATAAACCTCCGCGTCTTGCTCGGCCTAAATAGATTAATTCACCATTACATCGTGCAACACTCCATCGTGCAGCTACACCCATATCGGTAGGTGATCCAGGTATTCTTAATAATGGAAAAGGAAATGCACCTATATCTTGCCAGTATTCTTGCGAAATAAAACCTAATAACACTAAACAGCTATTATCAACCGCAACTGCTTCTAAAGTATCGGTATAAGCTTCTTTACTGGCGAAACTTAAAGCGTTCCAAGTAAAGCCATCGTATAGCTGGGATAAATAAAATTGACGTGTATTAGGCGCATTAACGATAAAATACCCATCTAAGAAAGTTACAGTATTGCCGCCAGGGAAGCCCTCTGCTGTAATGGCCCTAAAATTATTTACTACTTCTAAACCGCCTGCGCCAGCAGGAGTAGTAATAGGAACATTAAACGTCCATTCATTAGCTAATGTACATGTGCCAGTTCCTACTGTAGTTCCAGTAGCTGCAAACGAAGTGCCAACTTCATTATTTTGAGCGCCAACTAATTGAAAATCAGATGTACCAATACTATTGATAACATATTGAGTGCCAACAACTAATGCTGTAGCAGAAGTTAAAGGAAAATTGACAACATATTCGCCTGATGATACAGGCCCTGCCGTTTTTAAAATATCAACAATGTCATTTGAATGTCGATTGGTTGCAGTTTCGGTTACGGCAACAACACCGTTTTGTAAAAATGTAAGAAGCCCTGAAGAACTATTGTTTATGACTACGCCTGTTCCCAATCCAACTGCAGTTGCAGTAAATTCTAATCCAACAGTATTAGCTGCAGCTCCATAAAGCGTAAAGTTTGTAGTCCCCACGATTAGAATTATATATTTTTGACCTACTATTAATGATGTTGCCGGAACATTAACATCTATAGTTGCAGGGACAACTGTGCCAGTGCCAAAAGTGGCTTTAGTAGCAGTAAAAACAGCGCCTAATACATTAGCAGCTGCACCTGCAAGCGTAAAATCTGAATTTCCTAAAGTTAAAACTGTATATCTTGACCCTATTACTAAAGCATTGGCGGTGATAGGAGTTTGTAAAGAGGGTAAAACTACATTGAAAGTCCAACTACCTTGTGTAGCTGAAGCAATTGTATATGCACCTGAAAGCACATCTCCACCATCAGTAGTGATGGTAGCTGTATCGCCAGCAACACCAGCATTAATGTAGCCTGTTACGGTTATTGTTAATCCTGTACGATTATAAACATTTGAAACTGAATTAGCTGGGTAGATATAGCTTAATTGAAGTGTTTTAGGCTCATAAATATATCCATTTTCACCATCAACAATTATGATTTGTTGAGCATTATCAGAAATAGATACTGTACCTTCAGCCGTTGAAAGCGTTCCTCTTTCAGTAACTACGCCGTTTTTATCAATCTCTACTAGCTTATTAGCATTTACTGAATAAAGTAAATTTAAAGATTGTAGCCACCATAATCCTCGCGAAGGGTTCTTACCTGCATTAGCAAATAATGTTAGTCCTGGTGTTGGATAGGCAGCTAAATTTGTTTTATCTTTTTCAGGTTTAACTTCAAGAAAAAGATTTTGCCTTTTTTGTGCAGAAACAGCTTTAGATCGCCCAGCTATGCCAGCCCCTAATATAGGAAGAACAATAGCCTCTGGCATTATCGTCCGTATCCATCGCTATAAATATTATATCTCATTTGGCTGGTATTCATAAGCGCTACATCCGTACTAAGGGTAGGAGTTCGTTGATTAATTCTTTTAATGCGTTTAATAGCATTTTGAGCTAATGCAACAGAAGTTTGTCTAATATCAAATTGGTATTCTTCAGCAATACGAATCGCTAAATTAAAAACTATCGCTTCCCAATAGCCTGGAGGAAGGCTAATGTATGCAGTAGGGTTATAAACAACTGTAAATGGCTTCCAAGATGTCAAAGTAATTGTTTCATTACTAGACGAACATATTGGGTATATATAAACGTTACCAATAGGAAACCCTCTATCATAAAATAAATATCCGGGGAAATTAGTTTGTAAACTTTTAAGTCTTATAGCATTGTAATCATCCCATTCCATAATTTGCATAGGATAATCAACTGGTATGCTGCCTGTGTAGATAGTGAAATAGGCATCAATAATTCGGCTTGGTCTGATAGTATTCCAAGTAGCTCCAAGCCCTATAGTGTAAGGGTTAGTACCAGAGGTTAAAGGGAACGTTTCTCTAGTAATCTGATAAAGCATCAGTTCATCAGCAGACCACGAATCTAACATACGGTTAAGCGATTCTATGCCGTCTTTAAGCTCGTTTGCAGTTAAATCAGTATCTACAGATGATACTTGGATTAATCGCATTGCAGCGCGTACTAAATCATTTGCTGTATAAAGTTGACCAACATTGCTGACCATTGAAACAGGCACTGGATAGGGGGAAATATACGCCCATTCATCTGTTTCAAAGCTCCAAAATAAAGATTTAAATCCCCATATTGGCGCGGGTAAAGTCCATATATCATTGATAAAAACAATATTGATGAGGTTCCCCCCAAATAATTGAATATCATATTCCTGTGTTCCATCAGCTATCCAGAACGATAAAGTATAGCCGCTAGTAAGTATATAAGGATTTGATAACGGTGTATTTAGTGCTTGATCTTCATAAATAGCAACTGCCGTTGAAGTATTAGCGTAAAATACTTTAGCCGCAACTAAACCTAATTGCCCCCCAAGTTGAGGAACTAAATCAAGCGTAAAATATCTAGCCATAATATTCTCTATTAAAATTTAACTAACAATCATTAGCGTCAGCGAATTCTGATAATGTTTTGAGGTAGGAATAAGCCTGAGCAATTGGATTGTTTCCGATCAAATCGTAAGAGCATTCAAATGATTGGTCTGATACAGCGGCAAAATCAACGTCTGCGTAAGCACGAAGCTGAAATGAAACCTTGTCTTTTCCAATAAGTTGAACACCTTCAACACGATGATATGCATCTATCGCTTGCAAGCCATACACAGTGATAATAGTTTTTTTGATTGCCATAATTTTTCCTTTATAGATTGCCTTCAGATACCCAAGTGCCAGGAGTTCCGGCAACAGAACAAACCCATCCTTGAGGTTGCCCAACAGTAGGTGTAGAGTTTTTTACAATATCACCACGTCGCCATGTACCAACTGTTGGAGCTGCTGTACCAGACGCAACCAGAATTGTGTTTGAATACGAGGTTTTGCGGCTGTATGTTCCTGTCAACGTAGTGTTGATGGTATTGTTGTTAAAAATGATTGGGTCAGCGTTTGACGCATCAGAAATTATAGTGTTTCGAAAATTACCCTCGATGTAATTGTTGCGAATAATATGCCCGTAATATTTACCCGGTGCTACGACGTTTGAAATTGCTGCGTAATACGTGGTGCTTGCGTCATAAGTGTTTGTACAAATAAGAGTGTTATCCGAAATATCTAATATAGGATTCCCCAATCCGTTGGTAACGGTTGCATCAACACCAATTAAATAATAACCGATTGCGCCAACTAGATTTCCAACATATCTGTTAGACAAAATATAGTTGTTACGGATTAAGACTTTACCACCTTGAGCGACTATACCTGTTTCAGGGCAGTATTGGGAGTTCAGTTGAATGTTGTTGTTTGAAATTTCAACCGTTCCTTCTCTACCAAACCCATTACCAGCAGTTGTTACTGTGACTCCAGTAATAATGCCAGCGGATTGTTGAACAGTACCCGTAAATCCATAACCCCCGTTGTTATTAATCACTACGGTTGGGGCAACATATCCCGAACCACCATCGATGATGGTTACTGTATCAATCCCCATTGACACTTTAAGAATTGCGCGTGATCCAGTTGTATCTGTAACCATGATGGTTGGCTCAGAAGTGTAGCCAGTTCCAGCGTTTACAATATTAATCCCAGTAATGACACCTGCAGTCACATTGGCTGTCAAATCCATGCCTGTCCCATCACCACCATCAACCGTCAATGTTGGGGCGGTATATCCAGTTCCACCATAAATTATAGTGCCTGATGCGGCTTTCAAAGTTGCAGATGCAATTGCACCTGTACCTGCTGAATCCGTAAAGGTGATAATCGGTGTTGCTTGCGATGCGGTTGCACGAATTACTGTTCGTTGGAAAACTGGATCACTGAAAGTGTTACCAGAAATAACCAAATCTTTGAATGGAAAGCGGGTGGTAGTTGCAATGCAATCGCGACCCGCAACATACGCTTGCCCACCTCCTTTAATTACATTATTGTTGATTTTATAGCTTTCAACAAATTGGTCTGTGTCAAAAGTCCCGGTAAAACTAATAGCAGTGGCGCAATTTAAAAAAGTGTTATCTGACACTTCTACGTTAATAGAAGGGCCGGCCTCCATAGCGTATAAAGTTTGGTTCATAACGGTGTTACCTGAAATAACACCGTTAATCATGCGAGCGCCACCAGTTAAACCTCTTGTACCACTATCAATATAGTTTCCAATACATGTATATCCGTAAATACCCCACGCTTCGATTGGAATAGCGCCATATGTGCCAGTTGTTGACAAGTTAATCATTTTGTTAAAACTTACGTCTACGGCAAAATGAGTACACCAACGATCAGTTAATGCAGCATCTTTGATGCCGATGATCGTACTTCCACAATTTGTAAATGTATTGCGGGAAACTGTGATGTTTTTATGTCCCCTAACTGAAGTGAGAAACGAAACACCCCCATACAAACATGTATCAAAATAACAATCTGTAACTTCTATATTGCTAACCTGTGTAATCCAATCTGAGCGTAATGCTGGGCGTGTCAAACTGGCGTTTTTAAACGTCACACGGCTAACAAGCATATTGCTGTTTGTACCAAGATTCAAAATTTGGTAATTGGTGACGTTTTGATTGTCCAACGTCATTGATTTAACAATGACGTTACTGCCAGTACACACAACCAAGTCAACGTTAGTTATGCCGTATTTTTTAAGAATGACACCATCTTGGCTTTCACCGTATAAATACGAGTTTGCTGGAACGGTCAAACTTGAAATTAAGTATGTACCTTCATTAAAAAACAATGATCTTCCAGCAGCAGCAGCTTGCGTGATTGCAGTTTGAATTGCTAGCGTATCATTTGCAACGCCATCACCTACAGCACCAAAATCTTTAACGCTTATAAAATCGCCAAAGCCGTCGCTGATTAATCTCGGTAATGCACCGGGTATGGTAGTGCCGTCTATAGATGCTTGAAAAGTGCTTGAAGTAGTAACAGACGCGCCAGCAGAACTTAAGCTTAACCCTGTGACATTTCCATTACCATCTTGAACTTGTTGAAGTGTTGAAGTAATGCCGCCAGGAACCTGCAATAAGCCTGGGAAGGATAGATTTTGTTGCTGATTCGCTAGGCTAGACATTCGTTATTCCTCAAATGGGGTATTTCTAATACGTTTTTTAGGGGTTTTACCCTGGTCATCCCATTCTTGGGAAGTAAGCCATCCGTCCTTGGATAAAGCTTTATATTCTTGCTCATCAACGGCAATTGTTGAATTGGCGTATGAGTCTTTGTGCATCGAGCATGGATAATCGATTGCCATATTTCACCTTAAAGGAAAAGGTGGAGGATTTTACCCCCCACCTTCAACTTACTATGGGTTATTAGCTGGAATTGCGCCGTAGTTACTTGGTGAAGTTGACATGAAGTCAGTAACAACAGGATAAGAACGGACAATTTGAACTAAATAAGTATCCGCAGCAGGCGTTTTAGATGCCGCAGTTGGATTTACATAAGTGATACTGATAGTGTTAGCAGATTTTACTCTTGCACCAGCTATAGCAACACCAGCAGTTTGAGCTGCTGTAGTTGATACGGATACAAAATCACCTACCGCAACGCCAGCAAGAGTAAAATCTTGCTCAGCAGTTGTGATAGTTAAAACCGCAACAGGCGTTACTGCTAACGATACAATAGCTGTAGCACGTATTGACGTAACTGCAACTACATTAGGGCCGGGATTACTCATTTTAAACTCCTATTAACCAGTGATACGGCAAGCCAGCTCAGGATAAACTGTGCTGAAACCATAAAGTACATCAAGACGAGTCGGCAATTGGTCAGAGTTAATATCGTATTGGCGAACCAAACGAATTGACATACCATCAGCAGACGCACGTCCAGCCATATCAACACCTTGTGGCAATAACAGATCAGCAGTACCAAGAGCAAAAGCATCGCGATGGAAAGCGATAGCGTTGGCGTAACTTGCACCAGCAGAACCAGAAAGTACAGTAGCATTGCCAGAAGCAATAGTACCGCCAGTGCTAGTTACGTTTTGGAATTGACCACTAAAGACAGGCGTTGGTGATACTTGAACAGTTTGTGAAGAACCAGTACCAGTAGTCAACGCAGTTACTACGAAATTACGCAGTGTACCAGTTGATTGACGGTTTTGTGGGTTCACAGCATAAACGCCAGGTATTGTGAAAACAGTACCTTGAGTTAATGTTTTACCGTTTGAAATAGTAGCAGTTAAACCGAAAGTCGTTGCAGCGTTAGTTTGAACAGAACCGCCAGCTTGTGCAGCTACAGCGATTGTATCAGTACCAACGATGAAAGTTCCTGAAGTAAAGTTACCTACGTTTTGATCCATTGCAAAGTTGAAGCCTAAAGTGCTGTCGCCCATTGCGCCTTTCTTGAAAATTTCAGAAATAACACCTTGTGGGTTGAACAAGTTAGTCAAACCAGAAACTAGACCAACATCAATAGTAGGATCGACAACAATGTGACGGAGTTCATCAACAGGCGCAGCTTCTTGGTTCAATCTAGCACGAGCAGCTAAGATTGTAGCTAAAGACTGAGCTTGAGTTGGTGTACCGGACAATTGACCAGGAGTACCAACCATATTATATACGTTTAGGAATTGTTGTAGACCATCATAATCGATCTTGTTAGCAATTGCCGCAATAGCTGGTTTGATAAATCTGTCAGAGAAGTCAGAAATGTTTAAGCTCAAATCTTGAGTTGTAAACGCCATATCAACACCGAACTGAGTGTTCAGAGTCAATGGAACGTAAGTTTCAACAGAAGATTCAATTTGAAGTGCAGGGCCTGATCTACCAACATAACGAGGAGGTTTTCTCAAGTTAATGGTAGTACCGATTTTTGCGCCTTCAATAGCGAATTTGTCATCATATTGACGACTGATTGCACGAGTAAAAACTAAGCTGTTGGTCAAGACCCGCAATGCTTCGTTTGTAATCATGCTTATGGTAAGCAGCTGATTAGCCATTTATATACTCCAAATGAAAAGAAAAAGGTGTTTAGCCTGATTTTATTCCAGATGGGAGCCAATCCCTCGAATTATCTGTACTGAGGTTGCCTAACTATCTAAGCAGGCAAAAGCTTAAATAGACGTGGGGATATTATATACCATAAACTATTTAAGATGTACATAAAAAATACCGCCAATAGGTTTTATTGGCGGTGAGTGGGGTTATCGTTTTATGCGGGCTATTAATTTTGCTCTATCTTCAGCATTACGAGCAGCTATATATTCTGAAGTAGACATTTCAGAATAGGATTTAACGTTGTTTGTACCCCCAGTGCCGTTAATCGGTTTGATAGGTTTAGGTGCTGTGCTTGATTTAGCGTCTTGTCTTATAATTAAGGCTAATCTCATTCCAGCTTGTATAGGTGACATATTAGATATTTCATAGGCTACATCCAAATTACGACCTAATTGATAGGCTATATCAGGGCCATTTTCCATTCCTAATATAGCTTCTCTAATAGTTTGGTTCTGAGCCAGTATCGGATCGGAAGTGATTCTTTCAATAATTGAATCATAATCCGCATATCTGACACGAGCTGCGGCTTCAGCAGTTTCTAATTTCGCTTGTGCAACTTGCTGTGTTTGCACTCTTGCTCTTTGCTCATATTCCTGTGCAACCGCTTGTTTAGCCTCCATAACCGCAGATTCACGGGTATATTGCATCATCGCGTCCATATACCGAGGATCGTACTGCCCTCCTGCAAATTGCGATGGTTCAGGCGGGGCTAAGGAAGGCGCTTGGTCTTGAATAGGTGAATACTGTCTAAGGATTTGCTCTTGTTTTTCAAGCATTTGCTCTAAGCGTTCAGCTTGCCTTCTGGCATCATGCTTATCTTTAGTCAGTTCATCAATCCGTTTTTTATACCAAGGGTCTTTTTCGGCAGATTCGTCAATTAAGTCTACTTCCTCCTGATTACCTTCTGATTCAACTTCAGATTCAACTTCTTGAACCTCTACTGGACTTTCAATTTCAACTTCATCGCTCATATAGATTCTCCTGGTTTAGCTTCACTTGTTAATGCTGCAATATCGGGTTCCTTCCGCATAGCACCGGGTCGCATAGGTTGACCTTGTGGGGCTTGACCTTGTGGTGCGCCTTGTGGTGCGCCTTGTGGTTGCATAGGTTGTTCAGTTGCTTGCATTTCTAATCGTTCAAATTCTGCATTATTTTCTACTAATTCTTGAGTTCCCATCCCCATCATCAATGTTAAATTTTCTCTAACCGCAGCCTGTAATTGGCTATCAGTCATCATAATTTTACCTTCCACATCCATGCGTTTAGTTTGGGCTTCAAACCATTCACGTTCTTGTTTTTGAAGTTCAATCGAGCGTTGGTCACGGAGTTGGGCTATTTCTTGACCCATGTGTTCCATTTGCCCTGCTAATTGATCCATCATTTGTTGCGCTTGTAAAACTTCGGGGCTGATCTTATCCCCGCTCTTAGCTTGAGCTTGCAATTGTGGAGGTAACATTGCTTGCAAACGTTTACTAATTTCTTCAGCACCAGGCCAATCCATGTTTTTCAACATCAAATCGCCAATGATATTAAATAGCGCTGGATTTGCTTGGGTTAAAGTCAACATCATTGTGGCGGCTTCATCGCGTTTAGTTGCGTAAGACGGGCCAGCATCGCAAACCACGTCATAACGTCCAATAGTTGGGTTAAATATTGAATCGATAGCACTATTTTCAGTATTAGCTGACGGTGTTTGAATGTTAGGGTTAAGTTGAACCGTTCTTGGCGTTCCATCTTCACCTAAAATACGCGCAACTCTTGGACGATCATAGACTTTAGGAATCATATCCAAGACGACACGGCCTATTTGACGCACTGAACGTGATAAGTTGTCCTGATAATGGAACGTATTAATGTCAGCCTGTTTTTGCCTTAATAACAAGGCTCTACCTGACGTTTCGTTAGACTGAGCGCCTAGCGTTGGTTGGTATATCCCCATGCTTTGCATGATGTCATTCTCAGCTAACTGAATAGCTTGCATGATCGCTGGGCTAGATTGTGGAGGCATCGCCCGTTGAGGTGAGCCAACAGGTGTTCCAGCTATCGATACGGGGTCATATTCGAGGTATGCGACTGATTCTTTGTTTACCCTTCCCCAATTAGGGTCAGTTTCAAATTGCCCTGCTACTCCTATAAATGGAGCTTTAGGAGATAAAGCAACATTTTCAGCATTAGCAGATAAATAATAGTTATACAGGCGTTGAGCATCTTTAGCATTGCGGATTAATCCTGATAAATAACGTCTACCTTGTAGCCATAATTCATGCCCGATAACTGGAACAATTGGTATAAACTTCGTAGGAAGCTCACCACGCTCTAAAATAGTATCGCCAGTAGCCTTACACCACATACAGCGTTTTTTATCAGCTATACGCACTTGCGTTGGGTCTTGTGGGTCAGTTATCTCGACTTCTTCATGTTCTATATAATAGTATTCAGCAATACGAACACTGTCCTTGGTAAACCAACCTTGAGCATCGCCATTGCCTGCATCATCAAAATGCGTTTCTTCAACACCTGGGTACAAGCGCTCAAATTCATCTTTAGATATTTCTTCAGCTAAAATACACCATTCGGCATCAGAACCATCCGGTGATTTACTGTGCGGATCCATGTACACCTTAAAAGGGTCAGGTATCCGGTCAATGTAAATCTCTTGGTCAAATGAATCATCATCAGCCCAGTCGTTACGAATACGCACATAGCCAATACCCATATCCACTTGTGATTCCACAGCAGTATCGTAAGCCATACCCGCATTGCTGTTGTCCTGAATGTGACGAATCAACCCTTGCAACACTTCCGCTGTTTCCTGATCGGCTTCATCATTGACCGGACGAATACGAATACTCGGTGTGTTTTGACGAATCTCATTGACCACTCGATCACGATACTGAAGCAAACGGTTAATGACCAGCATTGGTCTTTCTTTACCTGGGCGATTACGGTCATACTTTGCAGACTCAGGCCATTGATCGCCTAAGCGTGCAAAACGAACGTCATCCAACATTTCCTGTCTATTTGTAGCCGTAAACTCTATAGCTGAACTAAAGCGTTCGCGTATGTCCTTTAGCGTATCTTCATCCATTTGATCTTGATCTTGATCTTGGTCTTGATCTATTGCCTCGCCTTCTTCAAAGGACGCCATTATCGAATCTGTATCTTTATTCATCATAATTCCTAAACTATTAAAATGTTAAGCGCCCATCCAAGAACCACCACTGCCCCCGGATGAATTGTTTGGTCGTTGTTCACGTTGCTCCCGTTGTTCGCGTTGGGCGACAGGAAAAGCAAAAGTAACCGCTAATGCGTCCGCTGCATCAGGTGAGGCTAGGCCCCTAGACCGCATTTCTTTCTTACCTTCTAAGAAGATTGTACCTGACGAATTAGGTTTCTTCATAGGCCCTATTAAATCTGACTTCAGTTGCCTATCCTCCTTAATGCTGGCAGTTTTCAACCAATCCCTCATGGTTCCCCACATCTCCGCGCGTTTGTTGCCCCACATGATAGCATTAGTCGCCTTCCAACCAAAATTCACGCCCCTGACCTTGTACCGTTGCTCCACCAAGCGATCAAGAATACCATACCCCAGACCACCTTCATCGATCACCGTCAGTGTGGGGCGGTACTGCTCAATCGCCTCGATCACTCGCCCAACAATCGCCATCGTATCCTCACCGGAGTAACGCTTAATGTTGATGATGTCACGCCCTTGCCTGACCACAATCACCGTTGAGTCAGCCCCGCCCCTAGCAGGATCGACACCGATAACGATAGGTGCAGTCGTATCTTTATACTGAGGACGCTGAAACGCATCTTCAATAATGTCAGGCGAAATGAACTGATCCTCACCCGCTGACGGAAATTCACCGTACACTTCCACTCGTGCCTGGGAGGAATCTTCACCATATTCCGCGATGATCTGCTCATACACTTGTTTGTCGGTATCCTCGACAGTTCTTGCGTCCACTGTCCGACTTTTCCAAAACGCTCGTTTACCATGAAAGCACTCAAAGAAGTACCCTTCATTCCGTCTAGGGTTACTAAAAGCAAACCAGTACCGATCAAGAATGTTCTCGGTAAAGAAACCCGCCCCTACCGACCATATCTCATTAGGAATACCCGAGGCTTCATCAAAGATCAGCATCATTCCGTCATGGTTGTGAACACCCGCATAACTGTCGGGGTTCTCTGCGCTCCACAGTTTCCCTTCTGCGCCCCAATACCGTGTACCCTTCTTCAGTTGATTTTCCACCAGCGTGGTCAGCCATGTAGCAGGAGCCATCTTAGTAGCAGACAGTTCAAACCAGTGCGTGTTAATCGACATGGCGTACCAACGTGAGAGTTCACCCCAAGTCACGGACTTCAATTGGCTCTCTGAGTTAGCCGATACGATCACCGTTGAACCTACCCGTGTGGTCAACATCCACAATATTAGCCACGCCACTAACGCAGACTTACCAATACCACGCCCAGATGATACTGCTGACCGCAGAGTTGACATATCTACTTGACCCTTATTCTCCTTAATATGGTTAGCAATATCCCTTAGCACTTCACGTTGCCATTTCCTCGGCCCGTGAAAGTGTTCTAGTGGGGTGTTCTTCTTCCCCCAAGGAAACACGAACAGCACGAACGCTTCTGGATCATCCGCTATCTTTGGCGACCATAACTCCACCATCAGCGTTTGTTCTTCGTCTGGTCGGTATATTGGTTGTTGTGCCATTAATGTCCTTGGTTAGTGTAACTTGTGCGTGTGGAACATCGATAACCATCTTTGATATACGACTACGCGCTTCATCTAGGGCAGATTGTATATTGATAGTTTCAATTGACATGGATATTTCCTGCTTGGCAGTCCAACCATGAGCGTGTTGCAGGATTGACAGCGCCGCTTTAGCGTCCCCGTTTCTGGCAGCGTCTCTTAACTGAGTTGACGCTTCCAATTCTCCATCGGCTGCGCCTTTCAACGCCGCCATTTCAGCAACGG